ATCTTCTTGAAAATGTCTGTCAAATTCATGCGTATATAATTGTTTTGGGTTAGTTCTGGGTATTTTTACCACCGATGAAGCCGATGCCTTGGGCTTGCATGTCCATCGGATCGCAACATTTGCGGGAGTATGTTTTGTTGTCTTTGCATAGACACCCCCGTCTTGAGTTCTGTGGTACGGGTGGTTTGGGGTTATTTTTCATTTTCGCTGATTTTAGATTCTGCCCAACGCTTGCCTGCCAATCCTCCCCACAATAGGTAGGATATGGTGCCGCATGCGCTGCTATCGCTCTCATCGTAGTATTCCTCGGCTCGTGCTAGGTAGGACGCCATGCGCTTGATGGTCTCCATGCTCAATGCCTGACCGCTGGCCAACTGCTGCGCACGGATCTTGCCTACCTGGGTGGCGCACTTGTTACCACCCTTCTCGTTCAACTCAATGCCCCGCTTTGCGTTGTTGCGCACGGCATCTGGGTAATCGCTGAAGGATTCCATCTCAATGCGCAATCCGCCCTTGACTCGCTTGTCGGTTTTCAGCACGCCCTTCATTGCTCCCAGGATGTACAACTCAACCATGTGGTTGGCTTCCTGCTCCTCAATCTCGGCCATGCTCATCTCCACATTCATCACTGGCTTGTGGGCGAAGTAGCCCTCAATGCTGAAGCCGTTGTACTTGCCTGCTTTTACGTCCTGCCAGATTTGGTCGTTGTCCACCTTGCGTGCCTGCATCCACGTGCCGACTGGGTAGTTCATTCCGTACTTCCGTGTCTTGTCGTGTACCTCATCCTCAATGATCCATTGCTCCACCGTGGTCACGCCATTGACTGCCGATGAATGCTCGGTTGTTGTTTCCCCCTGGAAGCCTTTTTTGAGGAACAACTCCGCTGCCTGGCGGATGGTTGACTCGGTGAAGAACACGTAGTACTCCTCCCCCGTCTTTTTATCAACCCGATAGATGGGCTTATTCGGAATCAAGACCGCACCCATGATGATCCTCTTCTCTTCATTTTGTACGGCAAACTGCACCTCCTTGGAAAGGGCGATGAAGTCCTCCTCAATAGCGGGTGACTCCACCACGCTGATGGCGTTCACTCCCATGATCTTCTCGTCCTCTAGAACTAATTCAAAATATTTCATTATCCTCCGAATGTTGCGCTATTGCGGATTCTCCGCTCAAGCATGTTAGCGTTGTTCATTTGTTGACCTACCACGTATGCCTGCATTGGCTGGCCGAACATCCCACCAAAGGGATTCTGGCCTATTCCCGTGAATGATATGTTTGGTGTAAATCCTCCACCCCCTGCACTGCTTGCCGATGAGGCTGCGCCTCCTATGGATGGCGTTTCTGCCGATGTCTTTCCTGCCTCAAATTTGCTCTTTGCGATTGTTGCGATTTGAGCTGCACCCGTTACCGCAGCAATACCCGCCTGCACAAATCCAGCAGGGCCAGGTGTGCTTGCAAGTTGGTTCATGATTGCTGCTGCCGTATTCGCTACCGCCTCTCCCAAACGCAGGGCTTTGGTGATGGCAAAGGTCTTCTTTGCGTTCTTCTCCCCTCCCTTTGAAAAGGCCTCCGACAACTGCGCCAATGCACCAAACGCCTGCCCAGTCATCTCCAGCTTCTTGGCGTTGTTGGCCATCTCACGCTGACGATCAATCTTGTCGTACTTCTCGTTCACCTTGCGCTGCGCTTCACGCTTCGCTGCCTCCAATACCGCTGCTTTGTCTGCCGTGGCCTGCCCAGATTCAATCAGCGCACGCATGGCAGCCATTCCGTCCGATTCAATCTGCGACAACTCCCTCTCTCTCTCCGATTGCCCAACGCCTCGGATTTTGTTGACCTGGTTGGAGAACTCAAGAAGCGCATTGGTACGAGCTGCGTTGGTCTTGTTGATCAACTCAATCGTCTCCCGCTCTCCGCTCTTGATAAACGCCTGGTACTCCAGTTCCTTCTTTGCGGCTTCCTCACGCAATTTGATGCCCGCTTCCAGGGCAACCTTGTCCTCATTCTTTAGCGAGGTGACCTCCGTCTGCAATCGCTTCTGCCTGCGCAGGGATTCCGTCTCTAACTCCAGTACCTTGGCTGCGGCTTCGGCTCGTGCTTTCAGGTCTTCATCGTTGGACGTTTCCGTTTTGATCTTCTCATCCAGGTACTTGAGGTAGGCACGGGCGTTGGCCTGCTCCGCATTCGCTACCTGCGTTTCCAACTTAAATGCCTTTTGAACCGCAGCAATCCGCTCCTCCGTGGACTTGGTGGTATCATCGGCAATCATCCGTGCCTTGGCAATCTCCTTGTTGGATTTGGCACGAAGCACAATCAGGTCACGCTCCCGATCCTCTACCGCATCCAATGCCTCGGCAAGTTCCATTCCTTTCTTTGCAGCCTCTGTCAATGAGTTGCCAAAATTCACCGCACTGTCTACCGCTGCTCCGAGTTTGTCGGTCATGTTCTCCACGCCCAATCCGACCTTCGCAACTGCGTCTGTGGCTACGGCTCCAGCTTCTTTGAAGTTGCCCTTCAATGCCAATCCGATTGCCTTGGCTACGGCTGGAATAAACTCAAGCAATCCCTCTAGTCGGTTGGTGATGTTGGTCTTCAGTGCATTGCCAAAATCTGCCAGGGCTTTCTTTGGGTTCTGGAACGCCTTGAACAACGCCTCACCCAAGGTGATGGCTACCTGGGTAATCTTGTCCAACACCGCACCAAGTCCGCCCATGATCACGGCCAAGGCATCTGCACCTCGGCTCGTGCGGGTAAAGTAAGCAGCAAGCGAAGCAACCACAACAACCAAAGCCCCGATGCCCGTGGCGATGATTGCTCCCTTCATGGTGTTCATTGCACCAATAGCGGTCTTGGCTCCCGAGATCAATCCCTTCATGGCAGATACCCCGCCCTTGGTGAACTTATCTAGGGCTTCGGTTCCTGCTTCTACTGTGTCGTTGAGGTCATCCGCTTCCTTGTTGGTTTGCTTCAAAGCCTTGTTCAGCTCATCAACTCGGATGATAGCCTCCCCGTTCTCGACTTTTAATTTTATAGTTTTCTCCGTTGCCATGCTCGTATGATTTGCGTCCACGCTTGACGCATGTCGGTAATTAGATGATACTTTCCCTTTGCGATTTCAACCTCCTCGCCCATGCCGTAATGGTTGGCACGAAGCGAGTCAATTATAAAACCGAGGTCAATCATATCTGTTGCACTTCCAGTCTGACGTTCCATACACTTGATGAGTTTGCATTTTTAAGTGATTCACAAAGTACCCCGACCACTCGGTCATCTACTATAACCAGATCTATACCGAAATTGTGGTCATGCGCAACTGGTCTAATCTCGGTGACTACGTCTTCCGTTGCGCCTCTTTGCACCATGAAGTAGTGGCTATCCGTGTGTGGTGCTGCGCCCGTTTCGTCTATCACTGCAATCAATTCAAAAATACGGTTCTGTCCTTCGGTGAATGCAAACGGACTGCGTGCATAGTCCACCTTGAAGGTCGCTGCCTCGCTGCTCACCCCCTCTTCCGTCAACTCGCATTCCAAAAGGAACACCTCGTTCGGTTGGGTGGCAGTGGGTTGCTCTGGCTCCAGGGAAAGCAGTGCCGTGGTGCGTATGCCATCCAACTCATCCGATAGGGCTAGCGTCTTGGTGGTGCGCCAATAGCAGGCACTCGTTGCCCCGTTCCATTTGTAGCCGTAGGCCTCGCAGCAGCTTTGGGTGGTAAGCCCCGCAACCGTGCCGTTGTAGTTCATTGCCGTGGGGGTCTGGTTGCATATCACGCCATTCGCAAACGATGCACGGAACAACTCAATCGAGCAGGTGCGTTTGTCTGGATCGTATCCTGCTATCTTGTTGATGCGCCAGTATTCCCCATCAAAATACACCTGGGTATTCAGCTGCAATGAATATACCTCCACGGGTTCAAGCACCGCCTGGGCGGTTACCATCACGGCATCCGATGCATAGATCTCGGTCACGTAGGTAGACCAAAACTCCGTGTACAAATTGTAGGGGGGAGGAACCACGTTATCCAGGACGGCCTGACCAAAGGTCAGTGTGATGTCCTTGGTGTAGCCTGGTGTGTAGATAGCAAATTTTGGGTAGGTGTTCAAGCTCACCAACGCAGGGGTGTCTTGATCAAACACGTAGTATTTCGCTGATCCCTTCACGCCATGGTACCACATCAATCGGGGTGCCGTGTCAATCGCCTTGCCTTCCAGGTCAAACAGCTGCAATATCTCCATATTCGCAGCATTGTTGAGGCGGTTGAACATGGACGATACGAACGGAACCTCTACCGTGAAGTCACCCTGCGCAAACTCGTTGCCCGTGTCTGCAACCTGCAAGGTGCCGTGTGGGTATCCAAATGAATTGCGGAAGGCCGTCTCTATGATGGTCTCGCCTGCTGCAAAGTTGAAGTTGATTGCACGCCCTTGCAATTCGGTGGTTGGTTGCACCACCACGGGCTTGGAGATGTCAATCTTTGTAGTCCAATCCTGCACTGTCCCCGCAGCAATCCAGCTCTGGTAGTCGTAGATGTTCAACGTGTTGGGGGTGTCTGGTACAATCACGAGGTTGAACAACTTTGCGAAGCCCGCCAAGAAGTCACGCTGCTTGATCTTGGGCATCATGTCCGCAATGTTGATCGGGAATCCGATGGGGGTGGATGGTGCGTTTGTACACGTCCACGTATATTCACGGATTGTCTTGGTTCCAACCACGCCAATCGCTCCGCTATGGGTAGCGTACAAAGTGACCACATCCCCCGATTGCAAATTCAGGTTGAAGTTTACGCTGAACACCGTGTTGCCGCTCACGAAGTAGGTGCCTCCGTAGTTGCCGTTGATGAATGGAATCACGCCCAACGTGAAAGCGGTGGTCAGGTCTCCTTCTAAATTAAAAGAATAGGTACCAGGTGCAGGGGCGGTGTAGGCATTTGAAGCAAAGTTTGCCCCATTGTCGTACACCTCTGCGCTGAATGTTAACTGCGTGGCTACACTTGTATTCCCGTTGTTGATGTTTTTGTCGGATCCCGTTACCTGGAATAGGCGTGAATTCAATGCTGCCTCACTTGGCACCAGGGTATCCTTTGACCAAAGCAGCATGTACAAATCAATCAGGTAGTCCGATGTCCAAAATCCACTTGGATTGATGGTGTAGCCAACGGAAGCGAATATCTTCTCAATCAAATACTTGACCAGAATATGCGGGTAGAAGTCACCCTCGGACAATGGCTTGGTTGGGCTTTGTGGTTTCAAGACCGAATCCGTTGCGAAGCCTTCCTTGTCTACCATGCCGTAAACCAGGGCACCATCAATCGGGGTAGTCCACGAGTCGTATATCTCTGTCCAGTTGTACTCGTGGTTCAAGGCATCAAGACCCAACTCACTTAACTCCTTCTCGCCCAGGCTCCGAGCGATGGCACCCACCTCGCCTGCAATCAGCACCTCGTATTGACTGACCACCCCATTCACGATGGATACGTTCAGCAGTTGCAGGTACCCGTCTAGTAAATTAACCCCATCCGCAAAGAGGGAGACCGATTGCTTGGCGTAGACGTTGAAGCCTCCCGTGATGGCTACGTCATAGTAATGCTTGAAAAAGGTGTTGTTGGCGTCTGTTGCTGGAATGGTAAAGTTCTGCGAGATAGGACTGAACACGACTCCAGGATCCCGCAGGTCTGCCACGTTGTAATCCAGCGAGATGCTCTCGTCACCGTATAGGTCAAGGTACCCGCTTGTCGTTTGAATTGTCAGAGCCATGCTTTATTCTTCAAGGGGTTGGCGTATTCCAATGTGAACGTGTACTGCGTGAGGTAATCATTCACGCTGGTCTTGTATGTGAGCTGGGTGTCGGTCAGCACCATGGACAAATCAACCTCTACTAACTGCAAGACGGGTGATACCATCATCTGCTTGATCATCTCGTTCATCTGCTCTGGGATGAATCCCGTATTCACCACCAACTTCTCCTGGGCTTGGGTGTTGAAGTATTGCTTCTCTGCCGAATAGGCAGGAATGGATGCCGTGCCTGACTGCCGCCTGATCACGTTGGCGGAATAGGTCTCCCGCTCGGAGGTGATGCTCTCCACTGACTTCTTCTGCACGAGCAGGTAATCCCATGCCCCGTATTTGTTTTGGTAGGCAAGGGTGAGGGGTGTGTATCTCGGCTCGCACTGCACCTCGAATCGGTACGTCTTCTGGACTGTGGTGCTAGCCATGAAGTCCACCGTGTAGAATTGCAGGTCAGTAACCGATGACGGCTTCGTGGTGATGGCTGACGCATTTAGGTTGGCGATGCCCACGGGAACGAACCACATCCAGTTGCTTGAGTTGTTGCCCCCCGAAATAGACAAGGTGCTGAATAGCAGCTCTGCGCTTGTGCCGTTGGAATAGGTCACCCGAATGCGGTCAGGGGGAGTGCCTGCTCCTAGCATCACGCCAATAGTCATCTCTTGGTTGCTTTGGATGGGGATGCCGACTGGGGACAATGGCAGGGAGGTGAGGATGCCACCCGTGTCCGTGGCCACGTTTTGATTCAGTCCCTGCGCCATCTCTGTCCATCCATCGTATGCACGTATTGAAGAGGATGTTGCACTCACGCTACCAATGCCCCCCGAGTTGGTGTACTCACGGAACTTCACCTGCACGTTCACCACGGAGGTGGTGTTGTTCTGCCCCGTGGGGTCATCGTGTTGGATGTTGGTAGCGGAGAGGAACGATTCCACCAGGTTGCGGATGTCAAAGTACCCGTACCTGCCAGATGCGGGATCGGGTCTGCGCATCAGTCGGTAGGCATACGAACCAGGAACCGATGCAATGCTGCCCGTCCAGATGAACACGTCTGCCACATATTTGAATCCTGCCGATGCATAGGCCGTTGAGTCCAACCCGTATACCATCGGGGAGTTGCCGTATGCGTATGCGGGCGGTTGCTGCACGATTGTGATTGCCATTTACTTATATTTTTTATTCAGTTCATTGATAGTGAAGTCCAGGAATTGCATCACGTCCAACTCGTATGCCTGACGCAGTTCTTCGGGCAGTTGTTTGAATCCCAAGTTGAACGGGCGGGTGTAGAAGTCAGACGGCTCGATGCCTTTGGCTTTGATTTTAATCATCACCCTGCGTGCGGTTTCGGAATACGATAGGAACTTCTTTGTCTTGGTGTCTTTGAATTGAATCTTGCGCCTTGCCACCCACGCATAGATAGCACCGAACGGGGGCATCTTGCCTGGCTTGCGCCCCTTGTCTACCCATTCCCCGTAGGCCTCCATGATGAAGTCGAACTCAATGCTCTTGGGGTTGACCTTCACCTCATAGTCCAACGAGTTGTACAAGGTCTTGGTGACGTTCTTTTTTTGACGTGTGAGGTTAGCCCGTGACTGGGTCACCAGGTACTTGCCGAATTTATCAAGGGCGATCTTGGTGTTCTCGGCTTTCTTTAGATCAGGCTTTCCCGCTGCCATCAGCAGATGATGGTTGGGTTCGGGGTCTCAATCTGCAAGGTCATCTTCCACCCACACAACGTGTTCTCAAAGTCCTCGTCTATCGGCTCGCATATAGGATCGTTAACAAGGCGGAACCCATCCGTGTACAGAACACCCCTACGCATTGACGCAATCATCTCCTGTGCGCTAAAAAGGGCACGGTGGTAGATGTCTTGCTTCATGGCCACCCCCTCGTATGAATAGGGGTCTACGTTCGGATCTTGCTTTGAGTAGTCCACCACGTCCATTACGAGGATGTCCACATCGTATATCACCGTACGCTCCTGCACTTCGGCCTGCCCAACAAGCACATGGCACAAAGGGAATAGCGTCATCTTGCGCATGTCAACGTCAAAGATGTTGCCCCAGGTGGTTGTGTTGATATATGATGCGTTTGTCGCTGCCGTCTGGATGGCTTCGCACAACTGGTAGTATCCGTATTTCATGAATAGTAAACCTTTTACTTGACTTTTTGCAGGGCTGCGTCCACTTTCATTTTGTCAACTTCGTACGAAAGCCACATCAAGCACTGCTTCAATGGCGAGCCCGTGACGGCTTCAACATGTAGTACATCGCCTTGAGCGAGTTGATGGACAACTGCAAACCATCCCCATCGCTTTCCGAATTGCGCTTTGATCCCCCGTGGGTCTCCTTCGCCTTCAAAGACATCACTGAACTCATCTGCAATGCGAGCTGCAAACGAGTAAAAAAAGTGAGACACCCCTCCACGATGTCCATGGTTGTTTCTTCAAATACCTTCCCGTCATGAATGATCGGGTCGTACTTGGCTATCTCGTACCTGCCTGCGCCCTTCTTTATGATCGGACGGTACAATACCCCCAACCATTTGGTTGCGTTCTTTATCGGCTCCCGCATGTACTCCTGGCAGTCAATAAACTCACCCAGGGAGATGTTGTCAAGGTCTGGATGGAATCCGTACTCCACTCCATCCATCTCAATCGTCTGCTGCAAGGGTGGCTTCTCCGATAGGGCGAAGGTTAGCAGGCTCTTGATGTCATCCAAGTCGGCCTTGGGGAACATGTGGTACTCATCAGCGTCAATCCCGCAAAAGATGGACAGTGCTAGTTGATCACCCGTCTCCTCGGTTGGGTTGGCACCAATAAAGCGTTGGTAGTCCTTGAGCTTGATGTCTGCCAGGCAGTTGGGTACGATTATTCTTCGAAGCATTTCTCTCGTGTGTTGTTGATATTGTCAATATGGAAGAATTGCACGTCCTCGTACAGTTGCTCCGCCAATCCCCGTGCCACCTCTGGGGTGATTGTCTCCAGGGCTTCTTTCCAATCGTATGCCGTCTTGCAAAGGATGGAGTTGGTAGAGTTTAGGAAGGGCGTATATGGGTGCATATCCTGCGCAATCAGGCACGTCTTTGTGAACCCTGCCTCCAAGGCTTTTAGGTTGGACTTGCAGCGGTTGAACTCGGTAGGTGCCAATGGTGCGATGGCTACGTCAATGCCACGATACAATTCACCGTACGTGGTGTAGTCCTTCCGCTCAAATGCGTGCTTTGTGTGGATCGCCTGCTGGTAGTATTCGATTGACCACGACTCGTGGCCTGATAGGTCAATCCCGTTCCATTGCAGGTCATAGTCGTGATGCAAGGCACCCAGGTACCCCACACGTAAGGTGTCGCTCTTGGTCTTCTCTCCCATCCACTGCTCCCGTCTGGGGTCAATGGCGTTTGGCAGGATCCAGATAGGCACGTACGGGTTGATCTTTTGCAGCTTCTCGGCCAGGTACCCGTTGGTCGTGTGCAACTGGTCTGCAATCTTGATGGTGTTGATGATATGGGTTCCCTTCACCTGGCTCTTGCTGGAGTGGTTGTGCGGTAGGTTCCACCAATCGTCAATGTCCAAGATCAACTTGATGTTGTAGGCGTTGAGCATCGCACGGAACTGCCGATGGTCTTTGGACGCAATGCCTCGGTTGACTACCAGGTACGAAACGTGTCCCTTCAATTTGTCCAGGTCTTCAATGGTTCCAAACTTGACCATGTAGCCACGCATCAGCATGTCCTCATACGGCACCTGGAGGCGGTGGTAAAATACCCCGTTGGTGTTTCCAATTACTAATATCATCTCAATGAATATCTGCCAAAGTTAGGGTTTGCCTTCTTGTTGAACACCGCATATCTCGCAGCGTCAATGGCGTGGTCGAATGCATTAATCGGCTTATTGAGTAGGTTCCCATTCTTGTCCTCTACCCACTTGTAGTTCTGCAATTCTTTGACTAGGTTCTTGCTTCGTGGCGTTACCACTAACTTGAACCGCTTCAACTGGTCAATGCCTGCCATCACGCTATCCGCCCCCTTCAAGGTGGGCTTCACGTTCCAGCCGAACTTGTGCAGCTCATCAATCGATTTGGGTTCTGCACTGTCCGCAAAGATTTCGGCACGCCTATCCAGCCCAAGCGAGGCAAGGGTGTTGTGAATGTCTCGGTTGGTCATTCCCGTCTGGTATATGAACTCATCCAGGTAAAGTGATGAGCCGTGTTCGTACACACCCACGAGGGTGCTGGGATCGTTTGTGTAACCGAAGTCCATTCCATAAGCCAATAGTTTTGCGTCTGTGGGCACCTCCCCCGTGGTGAATGAAAAGATGGCCGCACGGTTGCTTCCCCGCTCTCCCAATCCGTACACCCGCCAGTAGTCCTCATCCGTATCACGCAGGCGTTCGATCTCCTCCACGATGATTGGGTCAAGGAAGGGGTTGTCCAGGTATGTGGTCTGATAGAAGTCGCAGTCATCCCGTGGGATTACCTTGTCGTAGATCCAATGGAAGGTATCAGAGGGATTGTAGTCCAAGATGATCTTTCCGTCTGTACGAAAAACGAGTTGCTGCCATGACTCGTAGAATAGTTCGTTGGCTTCGTTTATGAATAGCATGTTGCGCTTTCGCCCCCGTATCTTCTGCGGTTCATCCATCGAGATGAATTCAATCATGTTGCCGTTGAGGTGGTACTCGTGGCTGCTCATGTTGTGGTTCTCCTCACGATACAGATCGTGTTCCCGAAGGATTTCAATGAAGTCCCGCATCACGGAGGCACGCAGTGACGGGAAGGTCTTACGGCAGATGGTAACCACCTTACCCGTGTTGGTAGCGCAGTAATGGAAAATAACCCAGAGCAGGATGTTGTACGTCTTCCCACTCCGAGTTCCCCCTTGCTCAACCGTTATGCGCTTATCGCTCTTGAGCAGGTGCTTGAATACCTTATTCGTTCGGATCCGTGTCAATGACCTCTACCTCAAATTGCTTGCTCGTGGATATGTCCAACTCGGTGCGTTCCACATACCCCCGCTTCTTGGCTTTGGTTTTCAAAAAGAAGATGGTGGCCGTGGAGTTGCCCTCCTTGATCTGCTTGTGCAGTTGGCTTTCCACGAAGTCAATGGTCAGCTCTCCGATTGAATCGACTGCTGCTTTGTAGTCAGCATCCTCACGCAGCCATCGGTAGTGCGTCTCCCTTGAGATGTCAACCGATTTGCATGCCGAGGTCACGATGCCGAGGGATTTCTCCAACGCCTCGATCATCGCCTTTTTACTTATGTCAGTTTTGGTCACTTCTTCAGTTTTACATTGAACCCATTCGAGAGCAATTCGTTGTACACTTCCTCCCGTTGCTCCATCGTTTCTAGGAGGATTTCAATACGGTACGATTCCTTCTTTTCTTCTATCTCGCCTCCTGGTAAATCAAGCCCCCAGTTCTCCAAGTCAAGGGCATCCCATTCGTTCGCTAGGATGTCCCAGTCCCATTCACCAAATCCCACGTTGTCCTTGATGATGAACTCCTGCCGTTGGTTAAGGGTGAGGTTTTCCGCTACGATGATGGGAACTTCCACCAATCCAGCCGCCTGGCACGCTTTAAGGCGCATATTTCCACCAAGCACTACCATGTGAATGTCTACCACGATAGGACGCAGCTCAAGCATTTGGGGGAAGTCCTTGATGCTTTGTACTAGCTTCTTGAATTTATCATCCTTGATGTACCTGGGGTTGGTCTTGTTTGGGATGATCTGGGAAATGGGTACTATTTGCATTCGTTCTAGTTTTATTTGCAATACAGCCAGCAGTCATCAATAAAAGCACGACCATATAGCAACTCATCTACTGCCTGAATTACACCTGGCCAATTTTGATGGTAATCGTCTCCTGCTAAATATCCGCCCTTCTTAACCTTTGGTAGCCATAACTCAATATCTTCCTTCACGGCTTCGTAGGTATGCGTGAGGTCAATGAATACGACATCAATGGATTCGTCTTTGAATTTGCTTGCTGCTGCTTTAGATGTTGATTTGATGGCCTTGTATTTGCGATCACCCATGTTGGCCTTGAACATTTGATAGATGTCTACCTGGGTTGCGAGGGCGTGGGTGGTCTCTAGTTCATTAGGAGATCCTTTCCAGGTGTCTACTATTGTGATTTGTTTGCCTGGTGCTTTGTCGCATAGGTATGCGGATGACTTACCAAGCCAGGCACCAAGCTCAATGAATGTACCTCCCTCTGGCATTTGTGCGATGAGGAAGTCGTATGCTGCCTGGTGATTGAACCACCCATCAATCTCTTGATAGTCCTTCATCTCAAATAGTTATAGTAGCAAAGGTACTCATTGATCACCCGTGTTGTGCCGTTTTTGTACACCTCCTGGGCAAATAGCCCATCCGCCTCGTATGCCATCTGGAATCGGCTCTTGCCAATTGTCCCGATCTTCATCATGTAGGATGCCGTGTCAATGTTCCCTACCCGTGGCGTTTCGGTTGCGTTCAGGCGGGGTTGGCCATTGCGATACACCTGCGCCCAGTTCACAAAGTCCTCGTTGCAATCCTTGACCGCTTGATACCAATCGGGGTGGATGATGTTATCGTCATCCAGGAAGTACACATAGTCGTTGTGGCTTGCGCTGGTTTGAAGGTAATCAATCGCCATGTTTCGCAATGGGTTCCCGAACCATCCACCTACGTTGGAGCGAATTACATTTATTCCTTTTGGGATCTTGCTCTTTGACGTGGAGAAATCCAGCATCACCGTCCACTTGCATTCCGCTGGGATGGTCTCACGCAAAAAGCCCAGCATCTCTGGGCGTGAGCAGGGCGTAACTATATGAATCATTTTGTACGTACAAATTTCACGCACTCGTTGAATGCGTCATCGTTGATCTCCTCGCTCTGGAACTGCAAAATGAAGTTGCGCCCCTTCCTGCGGTACACCTCGTAGTGATGAATCATGACCCCTGCCATGTACACATTGATGCGCAAGATGTAGTACCCGTTCAGCGTGGCCTCAAGGGTGAACCCGTGATAGGTGGTGTTGGTGGATTTCATTTTATGCGTAGATAAAGTTTGTTTTCACTTTCGTCCTCCCAGATATTGACTTACCAAGAGATGTTTCACTCATCCCGCATGATTCAGCCGCCTCTTTGATTGTGTAGTAATATATCCCAGTGCTTGTATTCAATACAATACGACCATTCCTATCGTTCATGCATGAGTGCATGATGTTCTCTTTCTGCGTTATTTGCTCCAAATTAGAAACTGAATTGTTCGACTTGTCTAAATCTTTGTGATTTACTACCAAGCCATCTTTCAATCCAAAAAATGCCGACACAATTAGACGGTGAACAAGATGCTGCTTTCTGAATGGATACGTCAAGTTTACGGCCATATAACCGTTTGAGCACTTGAATGGGTTGACTATTGATTCTTTGATGATCCTATGGTGACCACCAATTCTAACCTTGCGCTCAACGCTTCTTATTCTTCCAGCATCTGATGCTTGATAGAATCCGTTCAATCCTGGAATGTCAACCCAATTTTCCATTGTTCTTCATTTTTTGTAAATGCAAATTGCTTAAAAAATCCTGTGATAATGATGTTCCAAAATCTGCTTCGTGGTGGCATGAGTGACAGAGTGCCATCAAGTTTTCTATCACGTCTCTTGTTTTGCTGCCTCCCATTCCTCTCGGTCGTATGTGATGCACCGCCACGGCACGGCTTCCACACACCTCGCACGGCACGAACTCAACTGGGCTGATGCCCATGGCCTGGAAATAGATTTTAGTGTGCTTCTTCATATCGATCTCCTAGATAGATGGCTCCCGTGATTGTTTCAATCTTCAATTCAGTTGCATCACTCAATCCGTAGCGGTCAATGAGTTGGTGAATCGCCTCTTGGTCTACCCGTACACACGGCAACTGTTCCCATCGGCTGCTGAACCACACCTTCTTTGTTTGGGCTTTCCTGGCCTTCTTGTAACTGATCACCGCATCCACCATCCAGATTGCCTTGCTATGCTCGCACGCCATCAATCAAAATTCAAATTGTTGTCGCTCATCAGTTCCCGCAGTTGTTCACGGCACGCATAGTATGCCTTCAATTCACCTTCCGAGGTTCCGTCTGGTGCGTACTTTGTTTTGCTGCGCAGCCATTGATCCATATCCCATAGGACAGAATGCATCTTTGCTGCGGAGTTGGCCAAGTCGAACTCAATCTGATCGTCTGGCAGGTTGTATTCGATTGTAGCTTTCATTTCTCGTTGGTGTTAGTGTCCCAATACATCTCACACTCACCATCTTTGATGGGAGGATTCATAAAATAGGATTGATGCCATCCAGCGGTAGCCGTGAATCGGTAGCAGGTTCCCTTGACGTGGCAACCATCGCCTTTGCATTTGGTGATGTCAGTCATTTGTGTTAAAGTTTTCCAAGTAGTAATCACACTCGCCATCCGAAAAAGGAACAGTAACAAAAAAGAATTGATAGCTCCAAGTTGGAGCCGTGAATCGGTAGCAAGTTTCTTTTAGTTCGCACCCTTCCCCCGTGCATTTAGTAATGTCAGTCATTTTGTAAAGGTTAAAGTTGACCTACAATCGTGTAACTGTCCAGCTCGGGTTCCTCCACACCCAGGAAGAACTCCTTGTACAAAGCGATTGCCTGCTCTAATTTCTCCTTACCTGACTGCAAGAAGTCGGGGGAGATGGTGTAGATGCCAATGTCCAACGATCCCTTGTCAATGGCAATGAAGATGAACTTCTCAATCGGCACACCGAACAAGCGGGTGTAGATGTAGGCCTGCATGTCGTATCCATATTTCTTGGCACTGTACGGGAAGGCACGTAGGTCTGCCGTGGTCTTCAAGTCAGCAATGAACCCAGGGGAGTAGATGTCGGCTTTTGCTCGGAAGGGTAGCCCGTCAATGTACCCGATCTCTGGCACCTCAAAGCTGCACCCCTGGATGTAGCCCATCACCTGCTCGTTGCGAAGCAAGGCATCTGCAATGCGCTGCGCTTCCTTCAGTTCCTTGGCGGTGATGATGTTCCCGCCTCGTGCTTTGGCCTCCTGCCAGGTCTTGGTGTTCTTGCTCTGCACGTCAATCACCTCATAGTCACCCATGAGTTCGGGTTGCAGTACCATCACGTGCGCAAGTTTA